GTAGTTCAACGAGATGGCGTTGACTGGTGTTACGAGATTCGCTTGCGAGCGCTCGCCTGCAGTTTGACCTGCGCCCTGCCCGTAGCCAAAAGGCAAGAAGTCAGCCGTGCGATCAACAAAGAAGTTCTGCCACAACGGGCTGCGCGTGGCGAACGTATCACGCTCTCTGAATTGCACGTAATTGACGGTTGCGACTGACATCAGATGCCCACCCGCTTGCGTGTTTTGACACTATTCTGCAGCGCCCCAATCGCAAGCTCACGCCCACGCAACGCCGACTGCGCCGCCATGCGTTCAGCTTGATCGCGGGTGACGTATTCCACGCTGTTGATCACTTGCGATTGGTACTTGATGTTGAGGTTGCCGGGTGTTGATGCCATCTGCTCAATACGCTCGCGTTCGTAGCGGCGTTCGGCTTCCATCTGCTGCGTCATGATCTGCGTGCGATTTTCTTGCAGTCGTTCCACTTCGCGCAAGGATGCGCGGTTATCGGTGGCTGCTGCTGCTGGGTCATCTGATGCTTCATCAATAGCAGCAGTGAAGCCAGTGGTCAGCGAATCCAAGAAAGCGCGGTTGTCGGCAATCTGCACGCCCATCTTGCCGTCAGTGCCACGCTGCAACGGCATGACCGCTTCGGGGCCAGCTTCGCCGATGATGGCGTTCGTTGGCCCGGTGACCATGCTGCCGGTGGCGTTCAGCTTGGGCAGGCTGAACCCCTGCGCAAACCCACCGCCGCCTGGCAGCTGATACGGGCCAGCGCCGCTGAAACCAAAGCTGCCACCACCACCACCTAGCGCCTTGAGCAAGGTTTGGAACGTGATCATCGCAATCTGCTTGGCGATGATCTGCACGGCCATGCTGATGAAGGCCTCGCCGATCGCCTTGAACGTATCAGCCAGCGCCTGCTCGGTGCTCTTGGCGCCGGTTGCGATGTCCTGGAATGCCTGACCGAAGGCATCACCGATTGCGTTTGCGCCGGTGACCGCCATGTTGATCGGATTGGTCAGTGCATCCAGCTCGGCGCGGTATGCGGCCATCTGCTGCTCGGCGGGGCTGACGCGCAGATCAGGCAGTGATGGATCAAACGCGCCAGCACCGCTTGGCATCTTGTCTTGTGGTGTCAGCCCAGCACGCTTAAAGAACTCGTCGTTCTGTTCCTTGAGTAGCTTCAGCCGTTGCTTCTCTAGGTCAATGGCCGTTTCCATGCCGACCATCTCAAGATCAGCAAGCGCCTTGGCTTCCATCGCCTGCCGCACGCGCTCGGTGACATCACCGATTGACTGCTGGTACTGAACCAGGATCTGCTGCTCGCGCTCTACGCCACGAAGCCGAATCGCTAGCTCTTCATTGCCGGCCATCTCAGCTTCAGCAATGCGACCGCGAAGCACTGCCAGCTGCTGCGTAGCCTGCGTCTCGATCTGCAACCCACGGATGCGGGCTTGAATGCGAGCTTCTTCTTTAGCGGCGCGCTCTGCTGCTTTTTCGGCGTCGGTTTTACCTTTGCGTCCGGCGCCGGGAGACTTGGGTGGCGTGATTGCTTGGGGTGCCGCGACAGTTGGGCGGCCGGTCTTTGCGTCATAAGTGACGCCAGCAACCGTATATGTTAGAGCGCCACCTTCCCCGCGTCCATAACCTTGCTGCACCAGGCTGCGTGTCAACCGGCCTTGGCCGGCAAACATGCCTTGCACTTCTTGCTCAATGTTGATTCGTACCTTGTATTCACCTTCCAGATTTGCCAGCAATTCTTTGAGTTTCTTAATTTCAACAGACGCATAACCAGACTGATTGCCAACTCCTCTCAGTTCATTTTGATAGCCTGCTGTTTTCTTTTCGGCTTCTTCAATCTCAGACTTAACGCGTTGGATCTCTTGCGCTAACTGTGCAGCGCTGCCGCTTGTCATTACATCATCTAGCCGCGCCTTTTCTTGTGCTGCCAAGATAAAAGAGCCGGCAACTGCTGCAACGCCAGCCGCTAATGCGATCCACGGGCCGGCAGCAATGAGGCCGCCTAATCCGCCGATCCCAAGTAGCCCAGACAATGTTGTAACTAGCGGGATCAAAGTTTTAACGGCAAGCGCAACACCACCAACCGCAATGCCAACTGCTGCGGCGCCGGATGCAACATCACGCAATGGCTTCGGCAAGCGCTGGGATGCAGCAAAGGCATCATTCAGCCCTTGGATCATCGGCTGCAGAACAGCGATGAACTTATCGCCAATCTGATTAGAAACGATCTCAACGTTGCCGCCAAGGACATCCATTGTGTAGGAGAATCCTTGCATCTGCTTTTGCGTTTCAGCCGCGGCGCCGGCGCCCTCTCTGATCGCGCCGAACATCTTGCGGATGTCTTCTTCGGTGCTGTTTAGTGCTGCTCGGAGCTTGCCGCCGGCTTCTTCGCCAAACAGCGCTTGCAATACCTCAGCTTGCACGCCAGGGCCAAGCCCCTCCAATCCGCGCTTGAGATTGATCAACACATCATCAAGCGGTTTCAGCTTGCCGCTTGCATCGGTGACGCTGACGCCAAGTGCCTTCATCGAATCAGCCAGCTGTTTATTGCCGCTCAGCAAATCCAGCAGTTCGCCATTACTTGCACTGGCGGCCAGCTGCAGCTTCGCCAGTCCCGTCCGCAGTGCTGTGCCAGCCTCGCTACCTCTGATGCCGTTGTTGGCGAGGATGCCCATCGTCGCCGATAGGTCGGTGATGTTGACACCAAGTGAGCGGGCAATCGGTGCAGCATATTTCAACGCTTCGCCAAGGTCTTGAACAGTCTGGTTAGAGCTATTCGCCGTTTTTACTAGAACGTCAATGACTGATTCTGTCTTGCTTGTTTCAATGCCAAACGAGCGCATGGCATCGGACGTGATTGAGCCCATCTGCTCAAACGAAAGCCCAGTGGCTTCTGCGCCACGGACAATGCCTTGCAGTGATTGGCCGGTTTCTTCTGCTGTGAAGCCTGCGCGGCTCAGTGCAGTGGCAAGCGCCGCAACTTGAGTCGGTGTGCCAGCCGCTGCCGCTGCGACGCGCTCAATGTCACCGCGCAGCTTGTCAAAATTGCCACCGCCTTCAATAGCAGCAGCCTTGCGCAGTTCGCCCTCAAATGTTGCTGCGGTGCGCGTGATACCTGCGGCAAATCGACCAATGCCGGCGGCACCTACTGTGGTTGCAAGCTGCGCCATGATGCGCTCAAGGCGCGACATGGAGCGCCCGGCCTCATCAGCGGCTTGGCCTTGCTTCTTCAGCCCAGCCGCCGCTGCTTCCGCAGTGGTTACAAACTGCCCGTTTTCCTTACGTGCGCGGCCGGCAGCATCAATGAAAAACCGCATACCATTGGCAGCGGTTTGCATCTCACGGCCGACTTTGCCGGTAGCGCCTTGGAGTTGCTCAGCAGCGCGACCGGCGGCGGTTGACTGCTGCTGAAACTGCCGCAGCTTCTGCGCTGCACCCCGGCTGTCAACGTTAATAGCGACGTTGGCTACGACAGCCACAGCACAACCCTCCTGATACGGTCAGTCTATCGCCGCCGCTTCATCGCCTTCTCTTGTTCTTCATTCAAGACGCCGAAGTACGCAGACCACACATATAGCTCTTCTATCGTCATCTCTGCATTGAGCTTGGCCAAGGTATAGCCAAGCTCTTTACATACAGACAACTGCAACATCAGCAGCTTGTCTTTTCGCAGCTCATTTTGCAGCGCTTTTCATGTCCAGTTCCTCCACCTCCTCAGGGTTCTGGATTACGGCCAACATCAGCTGCTGCAGATCAGAATCTGCCGTCTCGTTCTTAAGTTCTGCGATCTCACCAGCCTGGAACAACCGCTTGCCGGTGTCGTCCATTGCCTTGAGTACCAGCAAGTTCAGCGCAAAGCCATTGGCATCATCACCGCCGGGCATCTTCTGCGCGCGCTCGCGTTCGGCCATCGTCAACGGTGCGACGTACATCTCCAGCACCGATCCATCGCTCAGCGTTACGGTGCGCTTAGTGGGCGTGAAGTTAGCAGCTTTTTTGAGACGAGCGAGAGCCGAGGACATCGAAAAAACAATGAGCTTGGCTCTACTTTAGCCATGAAAAAGCCCCCGACTAGCGGAGGCCTTCATTGCGCTGGCAGAATCAGGCGGACGTGCTGAAGTCAAACGTCGGTACACCAGCCGGGCGGAAGGTGATCTCCACCTGCTGTGCATCGTCTGGGTTGATCGTCTGGCTGGCGGTCAGCAGCACGGCATCCATCGTGATGGAGCGGCTCAGCGCTTCGCTGCTTTGCTTGTCGGTGTAAAGCCGAAAGGCGCAACCGATCTGCTGGCGGCGCAGCACGTCCTCGACCATCCGATTTGACAGCGCAGCATCCTCGTTGGTCACGAAGATGGTGGCAGAACCGGAGCCATCAGCAAAGCCAGGGATGTAGGCGCGGAACGGTGCGTAGGTGCCGACAGCTTGGCCGATGCTGGTCACATCAATCTCAGCGCGGCTGATCTCAAACGACCACGACTGCACCTGCCCAACAGCAGCGAAGTCGGCATAGGCCACTTGGAACTCATTCGGTGAGGTGATGGTGCCAACGTCGGTGATGTCCAACGCGGAGCCACCTTCAGTGGCGCTCACCTTTAGCACGCCGGTAGCTTCGGCGTAGCTGATCACGTAGTAGGTGGTGGAAGCGGTGATGCCAGCTGGCAGCGTGCCGGTGCCAGTGCCGCCTGTGGAGCTGTTGATCACCGAAAACACCACCGGATCGCCAGCCTTGAAGCCAAGGTACGGCGCAACGGTGATTTCATCGTCGGTGGTATCAACGCCGGCGGTGCCGAACGTGCCGGTGGTGCCGGCGGGTTTGTAGTAAAGGGCGCCGGACGTACCGGACAAAACAGTGACAGCCATTGTTGTGAACGGTAGTGGCTAGGATCAGTCTAAATAGGCCTCAAACGTAACCGTAAGTTGCGTCTGATAATACGGCTCCGGCGATGCTGGTGTTACCTGCGCTGGGCCTGATGCAGCATCAAAGATGATGCCGCTGATCGTCTGCCGGTCAAACAATGCACGAATACGCTCAGCGATCGTGAAGTTTGCGCCGGTGCCGGTGCCCACTGGAGTGTAGACATTCACCACCAGCACTCCGGTTTGGCGGTTGATGGTCTTCAGCGTGGCGTAGCTGTTGTCGCCAAGGCGCAAGAACACCTGCAACCACGGCGCACCATTCGGCGGCGTGAACGGTGCGTTCTGGTAGCTCACCGGATACGACGGCGCCTTAGCCATCTCCGTTGCAATACGGCCCTCGATCGCTGCACGGATGGTGTTGTAGCTCATGGCTGCCTCCCGATGCGGTCGGCTTCAGTGCGGACGTAGGTTTGCATGTCTTTGGCAATCTGTTCAATCCAGCCTGGGCCATTAGTCTGCACGCTACTTCCGCCGCCCGGCGTGCCCCACGTGGTGACGGTACGAGTCGGGTTGTAGCGCGTCACTTGACGGCTGCCAGAGCCGGCACTGCCGCGAGCCAGTGCCTCTGCGTACGGCAGGTTGTTGTGGATGCTATAGACATTACCGAGCCGTTCTTGGCCGCCGGCATAGCCAACCGAGCGCGGCGGTGGAACAGGTTGTCCGCGATAGTCACCTGCTGGCACACCTTGAAACGGTGCTGAGTTCTCACCGATCGCCCAGCTGAGCCGAAACCGGCCAAGGTCAACTGGGCTTAACTGCTTGACGCGGCTATCAGTCTCTAGCACCGCCACGCGCAGCAGCTGCTCCAGCTTGCCCGCTGCGTAGTCACCGATCTGATCCAGCCGGATGGTGCGTGACATTATGCCCTCAGGATCAACTCATGGATGATCGCTTGGTTGTCTTGCTCGGTGGTGGTGACGCGGATCACCTGATGCACGATGCCGCCGATGATGACGCGATCAGCGGCAGTGGGCGGCGCTGCCACGTCGGCAGCTGCGATCGTCAGCCGCTTATCGGTGGCCTGGATCAAATCATTCACTTCACTCAGGTTGACATCTTCCACCACGCCGCGCACGGTGGTGTCAGCAGTGGTTTCGCTGATAGTGCCGGTGGTTGGGTTATAGACACCAGTGCTAACGCGCTGGATCGTAGCCACACCGCCGAAGCGTGCCATCAGCTTGCCGGCAGTCTTGCGTAGCGATGTGGCGAGGCTCATAGCAGCAGGTTAGCCGGGGACACTACTTCGCCGCTTCAAGCATCAGGGAACGGCGCAGTCGGTGGGGTGAAGTTGCTGGTGTAGCGGGCCACGCCTTTGGTAATGCGGAGGTCGTCGATGTAGCCGTAAAATCTAATCGCTAATAACGCCCCAATCGACAATGTATTGGAACCAAAGCTTGTTGCTCCTGTAAAAGTTGATCCACCTTGCACACCATCAATGAAAAGTCTTATTCCGTTTGCCCCCGATTGACCCGATAGTGCAATATGGTGCCATGTTGTGGAGCTGAGCACGTTTGACGCAAATATATCCAAACCATCTCCAGATAAATTCACTCCAATGCCTCCTTGGCTCGCTACTTTCTGGATGGCAAGCCCGGTGCCTGAGCCTTGGTAGGTAGAGATCATAGGAGCTTGGGCGGCTGCGATGCTGTTAAAATTTACCCAGTATTCGATGGTAAAAGGATCTCCGCCAAAGTTGGCTATGTTATTTGATGAACTCAAATAGCCTCCGTTAAAGTTGATACTTGATCCGCCAAATTTACTTTGTGTTGTGCTGATCGATGCTGATCCAATAGCGCTTACCGTCTTCGGCGACGGGCTGCTGTCCACGATCGTGGTACTGCCATTGGTGCCATCGCCGTGGAGAAGCAGCGACACATTGCTGAAGTAGGGATCAGTTGGGCCTACA